TGATTTAACCCAAACAGACTAAGTAAAGAATCATTGCAACAAACCATTAACCACCATTGAGGAAGCAGTATATGAACAACGACCGAGAACAATTAGACGTCAGCGCCAGCGAAGAAGGCGAACAGGCCCAGGCCATTGCCATGATACGTGATGCGCAGGCTCTAGATGCTGTGCGTCAACGGCTGGCCAAACAGCGCAGTCAGCCCAGCTTGACAGAGTGTGATGCATGCGGAGAAGAAATACCTGAGGCTCGCAGATTGGCTGTGCCGGGTGTTACCATGTGTATCTATTGCCAATCAAAGTCAGAACGTTTTACAGCCAGCTATCGACAGCCTGGTGACAGCTCAGAGTAACCACTCCACTCCATAGTTCTTCCACAGGCTGTTCAAACAGCCACTCAGGCCCTAGGTTCTGTGCAGTCAACCATGACTGGGCTTGACTCCATGGACCCTGACCCTCAATCTCCTGATCCAGCTGCCCAGGGCCCCATGCAGCATAGCCCATGAACATTCTAAAATAACGAGGCATGTCATGATCCATCATGCAATGAAACATTTCCAGCGAACTGGTCATGGCCCAGGCCGATGTGATCATCACGGTGTCACTGCAGACCCAATCTGCTGAGTGCAGCATCCATACACTTTGTGAGCCCATGGGCCCACCCCAATACACAGGCATAGGGGGTAGCCCTGTGTGATCTATGTCGGCATGTTTGAGTATTTCATCTAGGGTGTGACCCAAGGGTCTATTCACACACAGGCCATGAGCACCTCGTTCATCGCTGTGGGTCAACATCAGCACTGAATCCCTGAATCGGGGGTCAGGCATGTTTGGGGGTGCTATCAGCAGATCAGTGGGGTTTAGGGCCAGTGTCATGACCAATCAGGTAAGGGTCCGCCGTATTTCTTGCCTTTGATCTTCTTGCCACGGACTTTGACTCTGTCCGATCCAACCTTGTGGCTCTTGCCGCCATCACGGCTGCGATAGCCCTGGCTCTTGCATGATGCCAATTGGCTGGCACCCAGGGCTGAGTCTGGCTTGCCGCTTTGGCACAGATCACGGCTAGCAGGCTCTTCGCTGACTGCTGAATCCCCAGTAGTGATGCCCAAGATGTCATCGTTCAAAGGAAAGTTCAGTTCTTGGAAACGTTCTGGTAGTTCTTGTGTGTCTATGATAAACTCCAGCTCCTCGGAGCTGGGATGTTCCTTCATTAGAACCTGTGCAGCAGCATCGTGTGCTTCTGCGTTTGACCAAATGTCCACATCATAGTGTTCTTTATACAAGCTGGCCACAGCATCCATGACCAATCTGTAGTCACAGGTGAATATGTTCTCAGTGACGATTTCACGTATTTTCATGCTAGTTTGGCTCCAATCATCACGCAGGATACCAATAGGTTCTTGATGTCTTGATCATCTGCTTGTGCGTTGAGTTGATCTGATCTAACCAGATCCTGCATGAGCTCTTGATATTCTTCAAGACTCAGACCCCCACCCTCGTATTGCTGCATTATGGCCAGAGCCATTTGAGCACGTTCACGAGCCCATGGTGGTCCCGATTGTGCTAGTTCATGTAGTTGTTGCATTACCATCTCCCTAGTATGCCCGCAGCTGCTCGCTGGGCCTGTTGTTGCATGACGGTTCGTTTGAGTTCACAGTATGTGACACTGGCCTGGCCCTTGGATGTGCGTGTATACATGTCTTCCACAGTGGCCTGCATGGGTGCGATCAATCGGATCACATCCTTTTGTAGAGCACCTTTGCTAGCACTGTAGAGTTCAAACCAACGCAGGTCATCACGTATGCGAGTGATCTGAGCCAGTTGATCCCCAGCACAGTTGAGTCGATCTATGCCCAGTCTAACGTCCACAATACGAGCACTTTGATTGTCGTCCCAGAAGCTGGGTATCCATGTCTGCATGCCAGCACAGCCTGTGAGCATGACAGTAATAATAAGTGTGGTAAAGAGTCGCATGTAGATATTTAGCGGAGTGTGCAGGCTTTTTGCTATTTCGGCATTGATTGTATCATGACTTAAGAGTATTCGTAAACAACAATAATTCCGTCACCGCCAGCAGTAGCCGCAGCAACATACCCGGCGCCTCCGCCACCGCCACCATATATACCAGCAGTTCCTGCTGTAACGTAACCAGCTCCTACTCCAGCCACGCCAAAAAATGCTGGAATACCCCCAGTTCCACCTATGCTGTTAGCAATTGAAAGACCCGAAGCTTGCCCACCAGGTATGTTTAAGTCTCCGCCGGTTGCTGTTCCACCTGCACCGCCCACTGGATATCCGCCACTATTACTACCAGGACTGCCGCCACCAGCAGTTATTGTCCCAGCTGGATTAGAAAAAGTTGAACTTGCTCCAGACCCCCCTGCTGCTCCTCCTGCACCTACAACTCCACTAATTGAAGCTATAGATGTCACATCTATCATCTTAACTGCACAACCCCCGCCCCCGCCCCCGGGTGCTGATGAACCGTTGTAAACCACACCTCCACCTCCACCCCCGATAACATACACGTATATTTTATTAATTCCCACGGGTTTGGTCCAGGTGATTGCCCCAGCTGTGGTAAAATACTGCACAGAAACAAATCCTCCTACTGCGGCCCATGTGTTGTCGCCTCTCAAATAGGTGCTGGCACTGGCTGTGCCTGAGGATCCCAGTCGTGCCACGGGCACTGTTCCCGATGTTAATTGGGTGGCGTTGAGTGCAGTTAAATTCACCCCCGACACTGTGGGCAACGTGGCTGGAAAACGTGCATCAGCCAAAGTGCCCGTGGTTATCTGTGCAGCGTTGAGTGCAGTGATTAAGCTGCCGTCGCCACTGAAGTTGGTGGCTGTGAGTAGACCTGCATCTGATATTGTTACAGCACTGACCTGTATTAGAGTTCCACTGGTGCCATCATAACGAACCACGCTGTTGTCTACATAGCTGCCACCCTGGCTTATAACATCGCCCGAACCTGGTCCTGACGGTCCAGTAGGACCCTGTGGACCTATCACAGAACCTAGATTTACTGTTGAACTATCCCCAAACATGACTATGAGATTGCCAGAGCCATCCACTTCAAAAGAACTCACATTCAAGGGACTTGTCCCTGGGAGGCCTTGGGGTCCTGCCACACCCTGTGGTCCTTTGACATTGCCTAGATTCACTGTTGAACTATCCCCAAACATGACTATGAGATCGCCAGAGCCATCTACTTCAAAAGAACTCACGTCCAGGGCATTTTGGCCAGCAGGACCCTGTGGCCCTACCACACCCTGCGGCCCTGTAGCACCAGTGGGACCTTGGGGCCCTACGGGACCTTGAGGGCCTACCACAGTCTGTGGCACAACAGCGGCAGCGGTCACAGTGGCTGCGCCAGCTGAGCCCATCACAGCAGTCAGCAGTTGACCCTGTCCGGTAGTCACATGTCTAGCTTTGTCCACGGGTTGTTGGCCTGACTGTATGGATCTACCCTGAGCCCTTAACACAGCCACTGCCTGTGTCCAAGCTGTAGTCCAAGCGGTGGTGTTGGTCAAGGTCGTGCTGCCTATGATTATCTGACGAATCTGCTGCGGTGGAGTCAATTGGGGTGGCTGATCATGTGTGATCAAGTTTTTTCCGCTGAATTTGAGATTTACCAACCGGCCAGCTTCAGTGATGTTCTGTGCCTGAGGATTCAGTGCTATACTGCTGCTACCTGTAGTGAGATAGCTGGCTAGTATGGCCAGCTCTGTGCTGGTAAAAGCAATGGTCTGACTCATTTATTCAGGCCAATCGCAGGCCACTATCATTGCGCCCAAAGCTGCTTCTGCACGAGGGATACTGGGCTCATCATGAGGTTGATCATAGACTGCCAGCTGATAACGAACATTGGGTGCAGAACCCACAGTTATCACCAAGCTGCGATTATCAGGCTCTGCTGCCCATGCTTGTATCGCAGCAAGATCTTCATGTCGGGGAATATCATAGAGTTGACGGTTCATCTTGTATTTACACCACACAGGTTAATTTTGTAGCTGCGAAGCAGCAGCGCGAGATTGTTGTGCAGAGAATTTTTACACATAATCCTCGCCAGGAACACGATGTATGATATCCCAGTAGCGTAACACAAACTCTGATTCTAATGTGCTGTCAGTGGGTATCCAATATCTGCAACGATTCAAATGAACTTCCTGTGGCAGGTTATTAGCCTGTGCCCAAGACCAAGCAGAGTCACCGCCCGACGCCAAGTGTTCATTGAGTATGCCATAACAGCGCATGGGTTCTTGCACTGTGCGTTCTGATGGTGTTAGTTTGCGCATGAGAGTATTTAAGTTTTTACTGAGCGCAGAAGCCCATAAACAGGAAGGGCAATTAAATATTAACATGAGCACAGAGTATAGCATACGCACAGATTGGGATGCATATGGTGAACGATACACTGTGCTGAAGAACAATCGTGTGGTGATCATCACTCGCTGTAGAAGCATCATCACTAAATGGTTTCCCCTAATGTGGATGGATACTAGTGGGATACCTGATGTGGTAGGGATCTAGCATAATTACGAGACAACATAAAGGACTGGCATATGACGACTTGGCTATTGGTATTTTGGTTGCAGTATCCGGAAAATCACACAGTGTATACAGAGTATAAGACTGAACGAGAGTGTAGAGATGCAGAGCACTTATGGCAGCGCAGACTGAACATAGTGGGTTCACAGCTGAGAGCGGAGTGCAGGGAGAAACGATTATGAAATGGCTGATCTTCCTGATATACTGGATCAGTCTAGTATATACAATGCGACAGGGTGATCTATGGATGTGGTTGATACTGATGCCTTCATTCTTGTTGCTGTGGATGTGGGCTGAGGAACAAGATCAGGACAATGGCCCCGCTGCAATGGATTAGCGTATATGCGTTTACACGCATAATTGCACAGTAAATGCAGAAAAGTGTGATTTACTGTTGGCCTGAATGCGTATAGAGGCCGCTAAAGCAGCCGTGGGAGACAGAACTGGTGGGAAAAGTGTGACAAAGTGCAATAAAGTGTGGAATTGTGTGACCATTTGAGCAATGCCTCTCCAACCACCGGTCTTGACTCTGCAAACACTATAGATTCTACCCTAGGATCAGTCTCGTTTGAACCGTTTGAACCATTCTTCCACCATGAAATCAGCGTCGTCAACTGGATACCAGCTCGTATACAGTGGCCCCGCTGCAGGGGTTATGGTGTCATAGTGCTCTACACTAGCTTGTAGTATGTGTGTATGATGTCATATACAGTAGCGTGATCAACTCTGAGTCTACGTGCTACCATATCTATACAGTGGTCTTGTTGCCAGCTTTCTCTTACACTGAGATAGAACAGTCTATTCATACGCCGATAACGCTTGAGCTAGGTGATCTGTTAACATAGGCCCCGCTGCTGTATATACTAAAATAGCCAAAAACCATTGACACGCTGTCAAAAGTATCGTATAATATACACATGCTTAAGAAAAGAGCACTAGCTAGGAGCAGAGAAATGACATTACCAGATGAAAGATACCGTGCAGTCAAGAATACCATGGAGTTTCTCATTAGGTTAAGTGCCGGAGAATACCCACGTGTGCCCAAGGCAGTTCGTGAAGAAGCACGATCATTGCTGCGACACTATCCCAACACCTGGGACATGCAACGTGCAGCAGAGGGGGCACCAGAGATATTCCAGGAACGCATGGAAGATCTACACAGATTCGTAGCTGCGGGATCACGTCAAGCAGCGGACAACGAAGCGGAACTCTTGAGAGGATACCGAGAGTTGTAACAGTTTCGGGCCCCTAGCTCATGTTGGTTAGAGCAGTGGACTCATAATCCATTGGTGCCGAGTTCGACTCTCGGGGGGCCCACCACACAGCAGCCCTTAGCTCAGTTGGATAGAGCAACAGCCTTCTAAGCTGTAGGCCACTGGTTCGAATCCAGTAGGGCTGGCCAGATCAACAGCAGCACAGCAGCAGAGAGAGAACTAGCATGTATCAGCATCCAAACCCCATGGATCCCTTTGATGGCGTCAAACGTTGGTATCGCGGGTTATGGCCCGCGCAGCGTGTGGGAGTGTGGCTGTGCTGCGCTGTAGCTGTATACCTAGCATTCCAGTGGGTCACCATGAACCCTTAGACCGCAGCGAGATCCTGAGAAACCCAGGAACCCTAAGGGTCATAGGGTCTTTTCCCGTTTGGTTGACAACATGCTCGAATGCTGCTATAATACATTTTTAACAGGAGCACACAATGATCAAAGTCAACGCAACACTGCACACAAGCGGTGGGGGCTACTGGAGCAATACTAAAGCTGCTGTAGACATCACCCATCTGCAACTAAGCTACACAAACGATGAGCTGGACTTCGGCGAGCTGCGGGTGCGTTTTACAGCAGCAAGCTGGGATGTCAACAAGCTGGGTCTCATATACACAGATAAACAGTTTATGACAGAGCTTAAAGAGTTGTTAACTAGCATGGGCTTTGATGCTAGCGATGTCAGCTACAGCGAGCAGGGCATGCAGGGGGACACCTACGTAAGCTGCGATGTGGGGGAGCTGTTTATTAACACGTACATGCAACACGCATAACCCTAGGGCCCGTAAGGGCTTTGACATTTTGGTTGACACTTTGGTGAAAAGGTGCTATAATTATAACATGAACTTAGAAAAGCCCACCCGCAAAAAACGAGTAGACCGCACTCATATCATCTATGAGCTACGTGTCAACGGAGACAACTACATAGGAGTCACTGCCAAAACAGAGACTACTATTAATAAGTCAGTTCTTGCTCGTGCAGCCAAGCACTTCTATCGTGCCAAACGTGAGAACAAGGACTGGCTGTTGTGCAGAGCCCTTCGTGGTCTCAACGACAAGAGCGAGATCGAAGTGTTGGTTCATGAAACACTGCGCGGCAAGGCAGCTGCCCACAAGCGTGAGGTAGAACTACGTCGCGCAATTAACCCTACACTGAACACGGATGTTCGTGGGGACTGATTGACAGCGTGGCAAAACACTGCTATAATACACACATGTTAACAAGGAGCGATATGATTACAGAAGACATTAACGTTATCGAAGGCATCAAAGCCCGTTTGAATACAGGCATGCTGGAGACCATGATCTACATTGATGCTAACTCAGAAGAGTTCACCCTAGCAGAGCTTAGGGCCTACTTTAGAGTCAAAGCAGAATTCCAAAAATTGTTTGAACCAGCCTAAGGAGACCCAGCATGGCACAGGTAGAAGGCAAGACCGTCAAGGTCGGTGATTGGGTAGGCTTCAAGGCTGATGTTGAACAATGTGGGCAGATCATAGAGATCAAGAGCAGCTACATGGGACATGCTCTGGTCCTAGAGAACAAGGCAGGGTTCCACGGTGACTACATTGGTGGGCAAACAATAACCACAGAGCAGGCCAGGGATTGTTGGCTTGAAGGTTGACAGAACTGCCGTTTGGTGCTATAATAGACACTTACACTAACAAACATAGGAGCGAACTATGAAAGCATTAGAGAAGTTTATAGAGCAGAAGAATCACTGGAACTCATTCTTCAAAGGCGAGCAATACGAGATCGCCACAGCCCAGGGTCGTCAACGAGTAGCGGACATGATTGACTCTGCACTAAGTCCAGAGAACCTTACATGTGATGGTGAGCTGAGCAGAACAGAAGTCCAGCGCCGTTACAGGGAATTGATGACAGCTGCCAAGCAGTTGAAGAAGTTGGATCCGTCAGTTACATTCTACGAATACTCAGAGGAGATTGCATAATGGGCACACGATCAAGAGTAGCAGTCATGCATGGCGATGTCTGTAAAAGCGTCTACTGCCACTACGACGGCTATCTGGACTACACAGGGCGCATTCTGTTGAGCCACTATGATTCCACAGCAGCAAATGCTCTGATTGCACGTGGGGACAATTCGGGCGTCAAAGAGACCCTAGAGGAAATGAACTTCTACGAGGATCGGGAAGCTGAGGGTGAGGACGTTGAAGAGTTTGTTAACAGCACTCCCTGGGCTGTGGCACACTCATTCGAAGAGTTCCTCGATCAGGTCCAGGGTTGCTATGGTGAATACTACTATGTCATGCGGGACGGAGTATGGTATGCGGGTGCTGTATACGAAACTGAGGGCTTGATCAAGAACGGTTTGGTAGCACTCAAAGACGCAATTGCTGCGATAGAAGCAGCAGATGTGGCATAAAAACAACAGGCCACAAACAGGGGTTGACAACTCCCCTGTTTGAGTGCATAATAGAGACTATGTTAACAACACACACAGGAGCGAAATCCATGCGTATCACACTAAGCCAAGGCCAATACGGCGCCAAAAGCAATCAGATCTATCCCGGCATTGAGCTGGATATGGTTGGGGACTTTGTCACAGAAGCCAACAACGGTTGGGAAGGCTACATCAAGGCTCGTTCAGGCTACAACATCAAGGGTGGCGGTGAGACCTGTAAGGTCTGGTGCAACCAAAGTGACATTGCTACCATGGCGGCTCCTGCTGGTGTTACCATGTTGCAGGCTCTGGCTAAACCCGCTAAGGCTGGCAAGAACGATGCTACTGTTACAGACTTTAGCCAGGTCAAAGTGCCAGACTCTGCTGTCGCAGACGAAACTGATGAGCAGATCATTGAGCGCACTAGACTGCGCTTTGAGATCCTCAAGGACATGACCAAAGCAGTCAAGACTGGTGACGTTCGTGCTATGATTGTCACAGGCCCTCCAGGTGTGGGCAAGAGCTTTGGTGTTGAAGAAGTTCTAGCCAAAGATGACCTGTTCGATCTCATGGGACAGCGCAAGCCCAAGTATGAGATCGTCAAGGGTGCTATGAGTGCCATTGGCCTGTATAGCAAGCTCTACAAATACAGTGATCCCAAGAACATCATTGTGTTCGATGACTGCGACAGCATTCTTTTGGACGACGTTGCACTTAACATTCTCAAGGCCGCTTTGGACACTTCAAAGAAGCGTACCATTTCGTGGAACACTGACAGCCGTGTGCTACGCTCAGAAGGAGTGCCTGACAAGTTTGATTTCAAGGGCGGTGCTATCTTTATCACCAACTTGAAGTTTGAGAATGTTCGCTCTAAGAAACTGCAGGAGCACTTGGCGGCATTGGAGTCACGCTGTCACTTCATCGATCTGCGCATGGACACAGACCGTGAGAAGGTTCTGCGTATCAAGCAGATCGTCAAAGACGGCATGTTGGACTCCTATGAGCTTGAGGATGTTGCTAAGGACGAGATCGTGGACTTCATCCTTGAGAATCGTAGCCACATGCGAGAGCTGAGCCTGCGAACTGTTTTGAAGTGTGCAGACTTGAAGAAGAGCTTCCCTACTAACTGGCAGAACATGGCCAAGGTCACTGTTATGAAGGGCATGGCCTAATATGAGTGAGTGCCAATACATAGGGTCAGAGCAGACCAAGTGGCCCTACACTATGTGTGGACAAAAGAATCTTGAGGGCAAGAGCTATTGTGCAGATCACTATTGGGTGGTCTACAAGAAAGGAAGCTCTAACCTCAAGACCAACACCAAGGCCATTGATGCAGAGATCGCAGAGCTGAAACGGCTACAAGAACTCGAGGAGATTGAAAATGTTTGATAGTATCGTAAAGGTCACCGTGGCCATAGCACTGATCATCCTGCTATTGGCCATTGGACCCTGGTTGGTGATTTGGGCCCTGAATACTCTGTTCCCTGTGCTGGCTATCCAGTTCACATTTTGGACATGGTGTGCTGTGGTTATCTTGGGCACGTTCTTTCGAGCGAATGTGTCTGTAAAACGGAAGGATTGAGCTTGACCTTAGATCAGCGTTCTGTTATTATAATAAAACGCTGATGAAGTTCAGCTCAACAACAAAGGAAACTTAAACATGAAACGTTTCAATCCAGAAACAAAGACTTTCAAGGTCTTCAACGCACTCTACAATGGTGCAGCTCTTACAGCAGCTCAAGCTCGTAAAATGGGTGTAGGCAACCTGTCAGCAGAAGTCAGCCGCATCAAGCAGAATGGTTATGCTGTTTATGCTAACCAACGCACAGCAGGCAATGGCGTGACTGTCACAGAATACGTGATGGGCCAGCCAAGCCGTGAAATCGTTGCTCTAGGCTACAAGGCCAAGGCATTGGGCATCACTCTTTAATTAGGGTTTCAAAGACAAGCCGATTCGCTCCCGGGGCGTCTTTGGAGGGTGTTGTGTAAAAGCAACACCCTTTTTCTTTGGCCGGCACTCTCCAAAAGAGGTTGACAGATTGGATAAATGATAGTATACTAGCATCATAGTAAGAACTTAGGAGCGAGTATGCAATTCACAGCAGATCAAGTATGGGGTGCCGCGGTAGCTGCAGATCGTATCAACGGGGGCTATCTCAAAGAGCCTGTATACGCTCAAAACCTAGATGTGATCGAGAAGCAGGCCAACAAGCAGATGGTCAAAGATTGGCTCCGCAGCAACTCCTTCTCGCTGGTTACAGCTGCAGATATCGAGAGGGGTCGTGAGGTTCGCAACTACTTCAACGGCTTTCTACTCAAAGAGATCGCAGGCAAGATCAACGACTTTGAACGTCAGGCCCTGAAGATCGCCCAAAAGGATGAGTTCACAGGTCGCGATATGTTTGATTTCGCTGTGGTCTCATGCTTGCCAGCTGCTATGCTGCGCGATCAAGCCAAGAACCAACTCACAACTGAGATCAGGTTCAGCACCCAGCTTGTTGCTGCTGTTGGTGATCGCATCCAGGGAGACATCGAAGTGATCAAATGCTACTGGAACCAGAACTATGGCAAGTGGCGTGTCACGGCCCGTATGGGTGAGAGCTTTGTGGACTTTTGGGCTTCTGAGGAGTTTAAGGGCACAGTCAGCATCAAAGCCAAAGTCAAAGCCCAGCGTGGCGATAATACAACACAGTTGAATTATGTGAAAATCGTAGGTTGACAACTGAGCAGATTGGTGTTATACTTATGATACTGAGAGATTAATTGTTTTAACCGTTTTTAACTAGCGAGGTCTTATGTCAAAGCAAACTGATATTTCCGTCCGTCAAGTAGGCCCTAAGGGTGCTATGAAGGCGATCCGTAAGGCGATTCAAACTCGTCGTCCTACATTCCTGTGGGGCCCTCCCGGCATTGGCAAGAGTGATGTTGTCAAGCAGATCGGCGAGCAGGCAGGCCGTGAAGTGGTTGACGTTCGACTGGCCCTGTGGGAACCCACAGACATCAAGGGTATCCCCTACTACAATGCTGATCAGGGCAAGATGGTCTGGGCTCCTCCCAGCGAACTGCCTACAGACCCAGAGAGCACCGCAATCATCTTCTTGGATGAGTTGAACTCCGCTCCCCCAGCCGTGCAAGCCGCGGCCTATCAGTTGATCCTGAACCGCCGTGTAGGCACATACAAATTGCCTGCAGGTGTTGACGTGGTTGCCGCCGGTAACCGTGAAGGTGACCGTGGTGTGACATATCGTATGCCAGCTCCGTTGGCTAACCGTTTCGTCCACTTGGAGATGAAGGTAGACTTTGATGACTTCCAAGACTGGGCTACGCTCAACAAGGTGCATCCAGAGGTCTTGGGTTATGTGGGTTTTGCCAAGCAAGACTTGTATGACTTTGATCCTAAGAGCCCTTCAAAGTCATTCGCAACTCCACGCTCTTGGGTGTTCGTCAGCGAACTCCTGCAGGACGATGACTGCGACAACGACACACTGGCCACCCTGATCGCTGGTGCGGTTGGTGATGGCTTGGCTACCAAGTTTATGGCTCACCGTAAGATTGCAGGACGCTTGCCTAAGGCAGAGGACATCCTCAGCGGTAAGGTCAAGGACCTGCAGATCAAAGAAGTGTCAGCCATGTATTCATTGACCGTGTCTTTGTGCTATGAGTTGAAAGACCAAGCAGAGAAGAAGGCCAAGGGTTGGGATGGTATGGCAGACTGCTTCTTCCGCTACATGATGGACAATTTCCCAACTGAGTTGGTTGTGATGGGTGCCAAGACTGCACTTACCAATTATGACTTGCCTTTGGATGCAACGAAGATGAAGAGCTTCGATGAGTTCCACAAGCGTTTCGGTAAGTATGTTCTCAGTGCTATGGAGAATTAAGACCTCGCCCATAGCAAGGGCGGGAGCTTCTCAGAGTTGCCCGCCCACCTTTTTTGGTTGACAGGTGTGTAAATAGATGCTATAATATACACATACTAAGGAGAGCGACACATGGACCCAATCGTAGAGAAACTAACAACTGCACGAGTAGGACTGCTACTCAAAGCGCCTTTCTTTGGCAACATGGCCACTCGTATGCGTTTGATCCAAAGCGACGACTGGTGCCCGACTGCGGCCACTAACGGTCGTGACTTTATGTATAACACAGAGTTCGTCAAGAAGCTCAGTGTTAAGAAACTAGAGTTCCTCTTTGCACATGAGATCTGTCATGCTATCTTTGATCACTTTGGTCGTTGCGGTAGCAGAGATCGTATGCTGGCGAACATCGCACAAGACTACGCTGTCAACCAGATCCTTGTAGACGAACGCATTGGTGAGAAGATCACTGAAGTTAAGATCTGCTATGATCCAAAGTATCGCGGCATGGCTTGGGAAGAGATCTACGATCAATTGTATGAGCAGGCAGAGAAGATCCCTATGGATCAATTGCTCAAGCAATTGGGCGATCTCTTAGACGAGCACATCAAAGAAGAAGAAGGTGCTGGTGCTGGCGGCGACAAGACCAAAGACGGCAAGGGCAAGCCTAGCCTTACCAAAGAAGAAGCAGAAAAGATCAAGCAAGAGGTCAAAGACGCAATGATCCAAAGTGCCGCGGCCGCAGGTGCAGGCAAGACTCCTGCAGGCATCATGCGTATGATCAAGAACATGACTGAGCCTAAGATGGACTGGCGCCAGTTGGTGCAACAAGAGATCCAAAGCATCGTTCGCAACGACTACTCCTTTCAGCGTGTGAATCGCAAGAGTATGCACTCAGGTGCCATACTGCCGGGCATGAAAGAAGCAACTACTATCGACGTGGCAATCAGCATTGATATGTCAGGTTCAATTGGTGACGAAGATGCAACTGCATTCCTCAGCGAGATCAAAGGCATCATGGATCAGTATGAGGACTTCCGCATTAACTTGTGGTGCTTTGACACAGACATCTACAACTGGAAGACCATCACACACGACGAAGGTCACGAGTTAGAAGAGTATGAACCACAGGGTGGCGGTGGCACAGACTTTGAAGTCAATTGGACATTCATGGAAGAGAACGGTATCCAGCCCAAGAAGTTTATTATGTTCACAGACGGCTACCCATGCGGTGGTTGGGGTGACGAGGACTACTGCGATACAATCTTTATCGTCAAAGGCAATACACAGGCCAACGCACCGTTTGGTCAGACTGTGATCTATGAGAAGGAGACTGCATGAGCCCTACCACACCTAGGTTCCCTAACGATCCTATGGACTATGATCTACCACCACACTCAGACTGAAGTGCCAGGGGTTGTGGCACAAATGCCACAGGCCCCGCTGCTTACGTGTGCGTGTAATCTAGGTGTTGACATCTGGATAGATTGGTGTTATAATATAGACATATTAACAAGGAAGGAGCGGTAATGATAGAACTGATTTTAGCTTTCGTAGCAGGTATGATTGTAATGGACTTTATGTATGCCTGGCGCATGGGCATTCCTCAGATGTTGTGGTATCGTTTCAAACATCGCAATGATCCTAAACCTAACTTTCGTGAATGGAGCGAAGACTAATGAAAATCATTTTGGCATTCATCGCTGGTATGTTCGTGGCCACAGTGGGAATCTCTGGTGTAGCATCTGCTGTAGATAAGGCCGTTGGTAAAACTCAAGAAGTAATGAAGGAGACTGTTAAATGAGCGCAATGAGTAATCTGGATTACGATATCCAAGAACTATACATCGAAGGCCACAGTGCCAAGATGATCGCTGCTTTGTTAGAGTGCCCTGTAGAGCTAGTCTTAGGTGCACTTGAGACCATGGGGGTTAAGGATGTAGAGGACGAAGAGATCTATAGTCCCTACCAAGGAGCATGAGTAGATTAGAATACCTAGCAAGGCCCTTGGTGGCCTTTGATCCTTACAACAAAGATCACAGACGATACTACGCAGAGTTCCTAGAAAGTGGCGGTTGGGGTTCATGCCCTGTGCGTTTTATCTGCCCCGAGGACTCGGGCAGTGACCTTACTGTTATGATCAAGAACAGCTTGATCTACTTTTACATTGAACGTGAGTTTGGTGGTGGGAAGCTGGCTAAAGCACGATCAGCTGACCTCAAGGAGCAGGCAGACCGCAGGTACAAGGAAGCGGGACAACTGCGCAAAGAGGCACAGGCTCTGATGAAACCCAGGCGCGGATAGGGTCTTTCCCAAGTGGTTGACAATGTGGTGAAACCTTGCTATAATACAAGCATGAACACACAATACAACACCACATACGAATTTGACTTCACAGGCAAAATCCAATTTGGAGATATGCCTGTGGAGCAACTGCACACTCTGTTTCAAGACGGTCGTGTGGCCAGCAAGTTCTTGGAGCACACGATTCCTACGTGGTTCCCGGACTTGGAGTTCGTGGACGCCAAGGGCTATGATCACGTGAGTAAGACCACTGGACGCAAGTTTGATCTCAAAGGCTTTACCAAAGGTGGAGCCAGCTATGCCCCTAGCACCATGTTAGGGGCGGGTCGTAAGATCGACACAGTGGTGTTACACGAGCACGCCGAGAGCATCGACTACATCATCAGCGATGTTACAGAGTTCCCCAAGGTTCGAGTAGTGTTCAAACAGGGCACTGATCTAGTGCGTGATTATCCCAGCGGCAAGATTCCGCTCAAAGCCCGCAAAACACTTTTTGGTTGACAGATTGGATCATCGGTGTTATACTATAGGTATAGTGAATAACAAGGAGCGAAGATGTATATTAAACTAGAATCTGACACAGAACAAGAGCGTATCATAAAGATCCTCAAGGGATGGCAGTTCGATCGCAAGCAACACGGTTGCCTGTTTGATCGTGGCAGTGCTGATTCCTACTACGGTCGATCACGTGATCCACACTACGGCGGTGTGGGAGGCGACTCAGGTCTGCGTGTTGATCAGTTGTCTGAGGAAGAAGTAGCAGAGTATCAAAGAGGCTACACCCACAACGAACTCTACGGTGACAAGAAAGACTACCGATGAAGAAGTTCACATTTTGGCGCAATGCCATCATATCGGAAATCTACGTGGTCGACGCAGCAACTGAAGAAGAAGCTCGGGAGATGCTCCAGGCAGGGGAAGTGGAAGTGTTCTCAGAAGAGTGGATGGATTGGGCAACAGACGATTTCGAGCTTGAGCACGTGGAGATCATAGACCCTTTGTACCGTATGGTTAAAGACTACGAATCGGTTGACAAATTGAGCAACTGATAGTATAATATACACATACTAAGGAGAGCGAGTAATGGGTTATAAGACATTTGAATTCGATACAATGCGTGACAAGTATGGTCCACGCCCAGGGTTAGAAGGCCCATTCAACTTCCTTGGTAGGGTTTTGTATTACGATCCCAAAGAGGGCAAGTATTGGGATCCACGCACAGACTTCTATGTTGAGCAGAGTGAGATGGACACACTCAACCGGAACCTGATGAATCTTTTAACAACATCTTAAGGAGCGAACATGCCTAATTGGTGCAACAACAACCTAACACTGGAACACGAAGACCCAGCAATGATCAAGCGTGCCGCAGATGCACTGTTGCGTGGAGAGTTCTTGAATGAGTTCATTCCAGTGCCAACGGATCTGCAGATCGTTGCAGGACGATTGGGTGACGGTGACGAGCAGAGAGAACTAGAACGCAAGACCGCTGAGAATCTAGAGAAATACGGTTATGGCAACTGGTATGACTTCTGTGTAGGCGAGTGGGGAACCAAATGGGATGTAGGCTGTGAAGGAAGCACTGATGTGCATCCAGATGGCAAGATGCTACACACCTACTTTGATTCAGCCTGGGCTCCTCCTGTGAATGCCTATGTGAAGTTAGAAGAGTTGGGCTTCAAGGTCAACGCTATGTATTACGAATCAGGTATGGCTTTTGCTGGTGCCTACGGTGATGGCAATGATGAAGAGATCAGCCTCGAAGGCATGAGTGCCGATGATATCGAACAGCACTATCCAGAGATCAACGAAGCATTTGGCATTGCAGAAAGCATCCGGGAATACGAGGCTGAGAATGAAGAAGAGCTCACTGCTTGGATCAAGGATGGTGCCGAGAAGAAGGCGCTGATCGCAGAATGAAAGTAATCAAACTTGATCGACGCTATAGTGGCTACGGTGTTTGGACACACAGAACCAATAGCGGTCATTGGTACGGTGAAGAAGCTCGTGCCCAAGGACTCATGGCCTTCTACGAAATGCGATGCTACATGACGCAGATGAATGGCCCAGGCTGTTTCATTCACGAAGCGTGGGCTATCAAGAAGGCGGGTCGGGCAGTGCCGGAATGGGCCTGGGACACAGACGGCAATGTGTTCTTTCGTGACTCGGCCCTGGTTAACTTTACCTTGGCAAAGGATAGATGGTTATGAGAGAATATCAATTTGTTTTCAACGTGGTTTGTGCTGGGAACGGCACACCCGATATGGCTAGAGTCGAAGAAATGATCGACCTTAGCATGCAGGATCTGGTCTTTGACGATGAGTTCATCACCGCCCTTGACGAGAAAGAGAGTGTCACTATTCAGGTTAATTTGGTAAAATGAATGGTTGACTGTTTGAATTTGGTATGCTATACTAATAACATGCTGAATGATTGGCATATTTTTAACACACACAGAAAGAGGTAACATCATGGCAACAGATAAAAAGTTTGCAGTAGCAGGCGTTTCAACATACGAAGGCAAGACCAAGGTTCGTTTCGCCAACGACACCATGCGTGTCAAGATCCTGGCCAAGAACGGTCACACAGACGTGCAGCTCGTGGATCTTCCACATGAGATGACCAAAGCGGAGATCGGTGCGCACATGGTGAGCACAGGCTTTGGCAAGGGCAACGCAGCTATCGAAGCTGCTGTAGCCTACGTAGTCAAGAAGAACCCTTCGGCCACAGCTGCCAAGGTAACTACAACTACTGTCGCGAAGGCAGAAGCTGTTGCTGAATAACCCGATTCGCTCTCGGTAATCAGCAACCTTGATAGACCCTAGTAACCCTAGGGTCTTTTTTTTTGGCTTGACATTTTGGACAACTTGTGCTATAATACATTTTTAACAGAAAGTAAAAGATGACAAGCAAACAAGCTAAACAAAAAATCGACAGCTTAATGTTGCAACTGCAAGACATGCTAGAACAAGTAGGACTAGACGAACACGAGCGCATACAAAATGCTTTTAATGCACTTGCAATAGAACTAGACGACGTTGTCTATTAAACGCAAAGACCCTACACCTTGTAGGGTTTCTTCTTGACCCCACAGGCCCCGTTGCTAGACGGTTGACTTTTGATCCAAAATCCAGTATAATATAAATATGGACATGACAGAACTAATCATCGCAGCAGCTGTGGGGATCTTCATAGGATGGAGAGCATCAAGACAGGTGCATCTCGATGGATTCCGGCAACTGTTGCGAGCCTTGAAGGTCTCTGAACAGGACCTACTCCGAGCCATGATCAAGATCCAATCACCAGGATGGCAGCCGGAAGATGTCGAGGAAGCCAAGGACTTGACCGTGGTAGAAATCACCCTAGAGCAACAGGGCAATCAGATCTTCGCTTACCGCAAGGATGATTCCACGTTCCTTGGACAGGGAAATGACAAGGCCACGTTGATAGATGCCATTGCCCACAGGATGAAGGATGTGAGGTTGGTGATCTCCGAAGAGGACGGCGCTGATCTGTTGCAGAAAAACAACACCTAATTTGGTTGACAATCTGGCTGTTCAGTGTTATAATACACACATGAACAGAACAAATGACATCTTACAGTGGACCGGAGCAGCGGCCATTATCGCCATGCATGTGCTCAACGCTATGGGTCCAGAAGCATATCCCTGGAACATCATCGCAGCATTCATAGGCACAGTGGCATTCCTTGCATGGACCGTGCGTGTGCGTAACCTACCTCAGTTCACAGTCAACGTGGTAGCACTGCTGATAGGCTTTGTGGGACTATACAAGGCATTTGGATAACAACAAGGAGCAGATCATGAACAAATTCTTGGCATTCACTGTGCTGACCGCAGACGAACAAGCAATGATACAACAATATCGCAGTCCTGTCAACGAACTCAGCGTGGTCAAACAGGTTCCCATAGACCAAGCTGAATACTTCAGGGCCTTGGTCAAACGAGCCAGTCCCGGGCAGCGTGTTCGTGTGCGCTATCGTGGACCTAGATACGATCACATGCGCCAGACCACACTTCGCAGCAACGCGGTTCACGTTTCTATCTATGCGGACTAACCCCACGTAAATATCACATGCAGACCAACATCATTCACCTACAAGACTGCGTGGCAGGCATGCTGTCCCTTCCCGCAGCCAGTGTGGACATGGTCACAACTTCCCCGCCCTACAACTTGGGAATCGACTACAGCACCTATCAGGACAACAAACCCAGACAGGAATATCTAGAATGGTTGGACGGGGTTTTTGTTGCCGTCAAGCACTGCCTCAAAGACACAGGCCACTTTTGGTTGAACATGGGCTACAGCAACATCGATCCCTGGGTGGGCATGGATGTGGGCATGATCGCTCGCAGACATTTCGTCCTGCAGAACAATTTTACATGGGTCAAGAGCATCGCAGTCAATGACGTGACTTCTGGGCATTTCAAACCCATCAACAGCACACGATTCGCTAATCCCACGTGGGAACATCTGTTTCACTTCACCAAAACCGGCGCTGTGGTCTGTGACAAGTTGGCGGTTGGAGTGCCTTACATGTGGGACTGCAACATTGACAACTCCGGCCGCGTTCGTGGGCGTTTGGCCAAGAAGATGGGATTCACAGACATCAAAGACTTCAATCGTCGAGCCACTGCTGCTGAACAGGCCAAACTTGCAGCTGATCTAGCACAGAAGATGGCTAGTCAGAAACCACGTCCAGCAGTTCGATGCCGGGGCAACAGCTGGTATGTGCCCTATGATACCATAGCCAATCGAGAGCTGCACAGGGGCAGTCATCCCGCCACGTTCCCCGTGGCCCTAATCGAACAGTGCATACGGTTCAGCGGAGTCAAGTCGGGAGTGTTGGTGGATCCATTCATGGGATCAGGAACCAGTGCTGTGGCCGCGCAGCGTCAGGGCTTGGACTACATTGGATTTGACATTGATGCAGACTACATCCAGTTTGCCCAAGATAGAATCCGTGATCAGGCCCAGGGATCTGCGCCATTGAATCCCCTGTTTTTCGAAGCTACGGAATAACCCTACTCGATCTAGGGTTATATTTGAATTTGGTTGACAACCCAGCCAATCTGTCATATAATACACACATAGCAACAAACAAACAGTAGGAGCGATATATGACAATAACAGTAGCACACATGATCCAGGCATTGCAGGCATTGCCTCAGGACGCAGAGTTGGTAGTAACCGAGAGCGGTTACTACTGCTATGGCGAGTTGGCAACTATCATGTTGCCAGAAGCCTACACCATAGAAGGTGAAGACGAAGAGGTTGCCCGGGGCACACAAGTCTACCGCATTGGTCACAGTCACCAAAGCTACTAGTCCAATAACCCGGGTGGTTGACGGGTTATCCAAAAGGTGTTATAATACACACATAGTAACAAAGCAATAGGAGCGAACCAAATGGCTAAAGTAAATTATGACAACTTTGCCTCGTTTGACATTAACGAGTGCTGTGACTACTTTGACAGCGAGAAGCAGAGCAACTGGAAGAAGATCGGCAAGTTCATCGTAGCAGACGGTCAGGACTACGTGAACATTATGGAGCAGGAGTTCGACTTTGAGGACACAGCAGACGGTGAGTATGCGGCCTTTGACGCAGGCGTCAAGTATGCACTTACAAAGATGAACATTGCCTTTGAGGCCGCAGGCTTGGACCTTCAGATCTGCTCTGTGGACCTGGTAGAAAGCATGGGATTCGTGTTAGTGCGCACTGACGATGAGCCCGAGGATTTCGTCAAGCGTGTGCTGAAAAAGCCCGTGATGATGGTAGAAAGCTGGGTGGACTAATTGCCAACGTGTCAACCCTACCACTAGACCCTGCAACTCGCCTGGGCACTTCGTGGGGTTGACATCGAGGCTTTTTGGTTGTATAATCAACACATAGCAACAAAGGAGCGGCAATGGTTAAACTGATTGGATGGATCGCTGTTACATGGTTCTTGTTCCACTTTGGCATTGCCCAGGCTCTCCTGCTGTGGACTGCAGGCATAGGCACTATCATATTTGGTTGACAGTTTGGTAAAACGGTAGTATAATTAACACATACACACAAAGGACACATATGACTATCACAGCAACTCCAGAGCAGATCCCCATGATCGTAGCCGAAGCTGAATTCGCTGCCCACGCCGCAGCTGATCAATACTTTCGCCAAGAGCTGGGCGGCAGGGATCAATTCGCATGCGGCTTTGCCTGGGTGAAGATCTACGGTGTCAAGGGCAACACCAAGTTGGGCCGGGCCTTGAAGGCCGCCGGGATCCGTCCTTCATACTCAGGCGGCTTAGAGATGTGGAATCCATCCAAGTTTGGATGCCAGAACGTGGACACGCTGGAAGCAGGTGCTAGAGCAGCAGCCGGTGTGTTTGAGAAGTATGGCTTTGAGGCCTATGCGGGAAGTAGGTTGGATTAACCCTAGTGGTTGACAGGTTATCCAAAAGACGCTATAATTAACACATACACAAACACACAAGGAAACACAATGACAACTAATCAAGCAATGTTCGTATTCATCGCAGGACTCTTGCTCACCCTGGGTGCAGTAGGTGGTGTAGAGGCCAGCGTAGATGCAGAGCAACTCACAGGTTCATTGTTGTTGGCAGTGTTGGGCCTCCTAGGCATGTATGCGGGCACATTGGGTTTCCGTAACGCACACTACTTCGACTAACATGGAAGCACTGAGAGAGATCACAGGGGGCCAGTTCCCCGCCCACATATACCTTGTAGATGGCACGAATCTAGTATCGTATATCAAACAGGGCGAAACCGAAGCCTTCTACTTCAAGAATCCCATCAAAGGATTTGACAAGAGAGGCCGTAAGTTTGAACCAGTAAAACCCAATCCATTCACAACGAAGAAAGCATCAAATGCAAAAACAGTCATTGGTAGTAGTGGGCAAGTATACACAGTCACTGAAGACTCGTGTAGCTGTCCCGGCTTCACGTATAGAGGTTCCTGCAAACACTTGGGCCAACATGATTGAATACCTGCGAGGTGTAGCATGATCCGGCTAGAAGGCTTATCCAAACAAGACGTGCAGATCTGCACACTGTTGTGGAACTGTGACACAGTAGAAGCAGTAGAGGTATTGGTCAACGCCATGCCCGCCGCATATAAACAACGTGCTGTGACCATGCGTGAGCTAATGACAGCAGCACAACTAGATACCATAGAGGACATTGATGAAGATATCACTGCTTATCTGCAGCATATTAGTAGCCGCTAGCACAGTAACGGGCTGCGCTACACACGATCGCAGGGATGCGCCTTGGGATCCCAATCTGAGGAGGGGTCAGAGCCTGTTCGATCAGATCCCCAATTGGGAAGGTTCAGCTCAGAAGATATGTTGCGGACATCTTCGAAGCTGCGGTCCGGGACAATCGCCGAGGTGTTGAGAGGTCAGGTGGTGGTCATGGTGGGGTGGCCGGTTATGCATGTAGTGTTGTATAATAGCAACAGTAGTGGTAGCAAATCACCACCCTGAAATGATAAGTAACTCACCCAAATTTTTTACGCAGCTGGTTTTTTTCAACTTCAAACTCTTTTTCTACTATGAATCATTCCTTACAACACAGAGACCTTGCAGGCCATCATCTCTCACCCGGAGATCATTGCCTAGTCACTGAACACAATAGAATCATCCTAGCCCGTGTCTTAAAACTCTATGATGCCAGCAATCAACTACAGTTACAGCCATTATCCAGTGATGCAGGTGGCCGTAGAAGCCGACCCAGTCAAAAACCCATTAGGCGAGAGTGCTACAATGTGTATAAGATTGCTGATACAGAGATCACCATGAGCATACTACGAGGGGCCATTTAAAAAACTGCGCAGGATTTTTTTAGGTGCATAGACCCATTTCAGCTGTAAATACAAGATGCCTAACATCTATCACTTTCTATCACTGTCACCCGCTCCCTTGTTCTTTCTAGGGTTTATATACAGCATCTTCAATCCCATGCACATATGCAGTTCTTGGCCCTATGAAATGGCAGTGATGTGGTTTGTGATGTTTCTAGCACACCTAACACCGTGGCTCATATGGTTCAAGCAGCGCAACTTTACCAGGTAAACTAAAGCAGCAGTGATATGCACCTTGTATGACTGCCCATGATTCCCAGTAGTATATTGACAGTATGTCCGGTCTATCTTGGGGACACCATACTAGATCGTGTATGCGTATCACACCCATGGGACCTTGTATTTCCACTGTGGTGTTGTATTCACCTGTGCTGGCAATCAGAGTTAGCATATGTGTATATAGCTGGTCACGTAAATAACTCATGCGCTATAATTTGATATTGCCCAGTGGTGCGATTATTTCATTTAATCTGCTGAGCTGTGCTGAAATATATCGTCGTGCTTTGGGCGGGCACATAGAGCAGGTAGAGCCCAAAACATAGACTGTAAAAAATCTTGCGCTGTGTGCTTTGCACAAAAAAAATTTTGCGCTGCGCTTCGCAAGGAATAATCTCCACCTTGATCCCTATGGATAATTAAGCGTAGCAAGGATCGTTAATGGAAATTTTAAATTTATTCCCCACAGCAGTTTTACAAGATAATCTAGGCAAAGATTTCACTGATGCTGAGCAGGCATCGTTTTCTAAACTTCAGTCCCAAACAAGAGGCAATGCTGAAAACACCACCAGCATTAGTTCTGAAATTTTAGAACGTCCTGAATTTGCAGCGTTAAAACAGTTTTGTTTAGACAAGACCAAGTTCTACATGAAAAACATCCTTGCTGTGCCGGATACTGTGGAACCTTACATCACACTGAGCTGGTTGAATTTTACCAACAAAGGTCAACAGCACCATAGGCATGCTCACAGCAACAGCATTTTGAGCGGAGTGTTTTATATCCATGCCAAAAAAGACATGGACAAGATTCATTTTTTCAAAGATCGATACGTGGCCATTGACCTAGGATCAACTAGTTATAATCCGTTTAATTCAGAAACTTGGTGGGTTCCTGTGGGCACAGGAGACATTGTTATATTCCCGTCGTCGTTGTGTCACGGTGTTATACCAACAAACAACGATCACACTCGCGTCAGTCTAGCATTTAATGTGTTTGTTCGAGGGGAGATTGGCAGTAGAAGCGATCTAAAATGGTTGAATATCAAATGACCTGTATAGTTGATTCTAGAAGATAAATATCTGTATGAGCGAACAATTCCTATTACCCATGGCCCGCAACATGATTACCGGGCAAACTGTGAAAAATCAAGATCTCACTGGCGACAGATTCACGCAGCGTCAACGTGTGTTAGCCGAAGACATGGCTGCGCAGTTGGCGCAACGAATGACAGCTAGAACCGGTGAAACGTGGCAGGGCTTTGTAAAACTGTATACCCCATCAGTTCGCAGTTGATTATCTGTAGAGATAGTTCACTGTATCAGCGTTTTCTCTAAAAACTTCTGCACCGTTTTTCAAGTGGAATCTACGAGCCATTTCAGTCTTGGGACTCAGAGTCACATAGGTATTGATCTCAGGCTGCTCACGTTGGATTTCCCGCTGTGCTTCTTGAATCAATCTACGCCCTGCACCTGCAGCATATGACCATATGGTATAGAACACAGCAGTATTGGTGTTTACTGCAAGATCTGCTAGATCATCGACATCCTGCGGAATCTCACTGAGAAACTTCACACAGGTCACTGCTAGGGGTTGTTGTGTTTGATCATCCCTCAGCACAAAAATTCGAGAATTGTTGTTGACTCGAAACTCTGCAGGCAGTTCGGGTCTTACTGGATCGTCTTTGATTAGATCAAGCAGGTTATCTCTAAGGTCTGTGATGATGTGTAGCATGATGGGTGGTTCCTATTATATGCGTATTTATTGATATCGGTGTGATTTGGCGGTTTTTGTCAAAATCACATGTTGACTGTTAGTATATTATACAGTATAATTAAATATACAGCAACCACAAAGGAGTTCAAAATGTTCGGAACAAATTACACAGGCGGGGACGTATTAAGTTACCGCTCAGCAGAACAAGTCAACGCAGCCATGGGCCGTGTCTACGGACACATGAGTCTAGCAGTCATAGTATCAATGTTGGTGAGTTTTTGGGTGGGCACCACACCTGAGCTGCTGCAATTCTTCTTCACAGGTGTGCTAAAATGGATCGTGATCTTTGCACCCCTGGCCGCCATATTTGGCGTCAGCTATGTGCTAGGTAACAATCCCAGCAAAGGTGTAGCGCAGTTATGCCTACATGGTTTTGCGGCCTTGATGGGCTTGAGCTTTGCAATGATTTTTGCAGTGTTTACCATGGGCAGCATTGTTAGTGCATTCATGGGAGCAGCCGTCTTGTTTGCCGTGATGAGCGGATATGGATACTTTACCAAACAGAATCTAGACAGCATGGGCAAGTTCATGTTTGTGGGTTTGATAGCCATCATCATTGCCAGCATTGTTAATATCTTTATTGGTAGCACAGTCATGCAGATGGTGATCTCAGCATTGGCAATTGTCATCTTCCTTGGACTAACTGCCTACGACACACAAAAGATACGTGAAATGGTTTCAGTGGATACCAGTGATGCGGTAGAAGTATCGGGTGCATTGACCCTTTACATGGACTTTATCAACCTGTTCCTAAATCTCTTGCAGTTGTTCGGCGATAGAAAAGACTAGTCCAGCCTGTGCCAATCGGGCCACGTTGAACGCCATATCAGAGCAAACTGGGTCAACATCGACCCAGTTTCAAAAACCACAGTAATGATATTATGTTGTCTGGTTTCTGTAAATCTAATCCAAGGATAACAGCGCCGTATAGATCTCAATCCTGACCTGATTCTCTTGATCCTACTCCACCGTCGATGAGGCAAGATCAAGTCCGTGGTTCTAGGATTGAAAACTATTGATACTGAGTCCAAAATTGTATCCAAAAATACATGCCGATGACTATCACAGCAAACTCTATACGCTCACGCCAATATCCTCTAGGACGCTGTGATTTTTCTACTGTCGCAGGTTGAGGTTCTGGACGTTGCTGCGCCAGCTTTAAGGGCTGGCTCTTAGTCCAAGGCGGTCTAGGTTTATCTGGAAAAATCATTTCCCGGGAGCGATACGATTAGCAATGCGCTTCTGTGTACCGTCTACTTTTTCTCTGAGATTAATAACTTCGTCTCGGAGTTCATTGCCGTGATCCTGGCATTCTTGTAGATGATCACCTAGGCTGTCTGCTAGTCCTGCTAGAGCACGGATTTCTAACTTGTTGATTTCTGCTGCTTTGAGTAGAATATCGGTTTCAGTTTCCGATGCGGTTACACGCTCTGCATTACCGTCTGCGGTAGATGCCTTCATCGTGCGATCTAGTTCGCCATCAAACCAGACTGCATTCTCGTTGCTGATGTCATCACAGTGTTCTACCATCAGCTCGTTGACAGCATAGAAACGCTCTGACACATCTCCAATAGCACGGATAGCTGCTGCCATTTCTTTGATGATCTCTACCATTTCTTGATTGACATGATTACGATGATGTAGATAATCCAGTTTAGTTTTGGTAATCATCGAATCCTGGAACAATGCCTGTTGTGGATTCTGTGGTTGTAGCTGTGTCAACATCATCATGCGATTACGATAGACATCGTCTGTGGTACGCATAATCAGCTCACGATTGCCGCCAGCATTGATGGTATAGCTCTGCATAGCATCAGTAACATTTTCTTCGACAATCGATCGTGCTACTTGTACCTGGGCTACATTGAACTGTACCAGAGCTTCTGAATCCCAGGCACGTCGAGTATTACGAGCAACCAGTTCTTGCTGTCTGCGGATCTGATCAGGATCCTGAGAACGGCTTTCGCGCTCTATACGTAGGAATTTTAGTTCTTCTTGCAGCTCACGAATCGTGTCGTGATCCGTTTTGTTTTCTACAGGGGCTGCTTCCTGCTTTTTGATTCTGGCCATCTAAATCTCCTTTGGGTTGATTTAGGCCTAGCTCAGATCGCCTCACACGCAGGGATATTTAGTCGAGTATATTAGTCTGCTGTTCTAAACTGAGTTCTTGATCTTCCAATTCACGGATCTTGTCTGTGATTTGATCTATCAGTCCTAGATTGCGCAGGATCTTAAACACCACATTTTCCACCGAGTATTCCCCAGCACGATCAAGCCCAGCTCGGCGCATGGTAGTAATCTTGTCTTTGACGGTTCTCAGCTTGTCGAGATCTTTTGACAGCAGAGCCTGTTCTATCTGCGAGAGCATGCTGTCTTTTTTAGCTTCCACTGCTTGATCGTCTAGATCAGGTTCTGTCTTCTGAGGCTTGAGAATCCATGTGTTATTGACCACGCTGTAGACACCTGTGCTGTGATGTGTTTCTGATTCACCTTGCACATAACATTCCACAGGCAGGCCTTTGACAGTGATATCATGGTATTCTGCCCACAGTGCCTTTTTTGCTGAAAACAGCTCTCTTTGTGCATCTGAGACTTCACCTTCAATGATCACATGTAGATCAAGGTCGCTGTATTTGCTCCAGGTATAATTGGCATTTGATCCAGTTATGGTGTAGTCTTTGACATCTAGATCTACACCCACAAAATCCACAAATGCACGAGCAATCTGCAAGAGTTTAAGACGAACTTCACCGTCCAGTCTCCCGCCTTGCCATAGCTTGGGATTCAGCTCTGAGTTTACCGTGACAAAATCTGTTTGGGAAAATTCTCGCAGTCGCATATCAAACTCCGTAGCGATTACGTTTAACCACAGCTACTGTGCTCTGTGTATTAACATTGTTTGTTTCTTCTGAGCCTTTACCAGTGACTTCTTGACTAGGTGCACCCATTAGTTTTTCGGCGCTGCGTCGAATTGCTGCGTCGCCTTCTGAATAGTCCACCGTGATAAAGTTACTGCCTAGAGGACCTTCCTGATCCATCGTGGATCCTGGACTGCCAGCCATAGCCACACCCATTCTATAGGCTAGATAGGGATTATTATTGTTGTCTAGATATGTGTTTTTACGGAGACTGCTGATACTAGCCTTAGCACTTTTACGTAAGGGTTTTGTAGTCTCATTGATAAACTCTTTTGCTCGCATCCATTATTTAGCCCACATTAAGTGATAAGCTAATAGTGTTTGCTGATCGTAGAATTCTGCTACGAGCTTGAAATCGTCGTTGAGTTTATCTACAACTAACTGACATTTTTCTTTGGGCTGTTTATTGATCCAATTTATTAGATCTACTCCTACAGTTTTATGTACTTTGGGCCAGTCTACTTCTATTATATCTTTACCGTTGCGTGTGTGCCAATGATAAAGTTCAAACCTACTACTCTTCATCTGTGTTCATGCTGTTTAATATTTCACGTAGTTTGGTGCTTTCTACCTGTGCTCGCACCTTGGGTTTATCTAGGCTGAATCCGTCTTTGGGTTCAGCACGTTCCCAACTAGGTTTGCTGTCACCGGGCTCTTCACGTGAAGTAAGTTCGGTCTTGCGTTTGATCTGTTCAATAATGCTGGATCCACCGCGTCCTGCGCCGTTGTGACTTTCTTGTTCATCTTCTGGAAGATCACTGATTCGCAGACTTTCAAGATTAAACTCTAGATCAATCTTCATGCCCACGCCACTCGATGAGCGTGTCTTCATTAACTGTATTTGATAACGACCACGCTCACGCATGGCACGGCTTGTAAAGATACCAAACACGTTATCCGCAGTTTGAATCTTTGACAAACCGCCTGAAATGTGACTGTGATCAAATTCAACTTCTTCAACAGCGCCTCGATTCAACTGTGCCGCGGTGACAAATACACAGTTCTTTTCTACTGCTAGGTTACGAAGTTCTTCTGACACATACTTGTCTTTGATAAACAAGTCTGCTGGACTAATTTTCTTGCTCACTGGCATCAACAAGTCCAAATAATCAACCAACAGCACATCGACTTTCTTGCCTACTTTGATTTCATATTCTTTCAAATATGCACGAATGTCGTTGGCAGTCTTGCCGCTAGGCATGTATTTGATCTGCAACATACCTGACTTCTTGCCAATCATTTTAACTTTCATTTCAACATCATCTAGCTCTTTGAAAATATCCTTGGTTGACGTTCCGGTGATCATTGCATCAATACGCATACTAACTAGTGCTTCTGAAAGTTCAAGAGTTAGGTATACCACATTTAATCCTGCCAATGCCCAGTTCACGCCTAGATTAGCCAAGAATAAGGATTTACCTGCACCTGACCCGCCTGCAAAGATGTTCAACTCTCCTCGATTCATTCCGCCAAACAGTTTACGATCCATACAGGGCCATCCTGTGCTCACTTGACCGTTTTTGTCTTTGATGCCCATCAATCTTCCACGGGGATCAGCAAAATAGTCTGTGCCCATGTCTCGAGCAAGACCAATCTGCACAGCTTCTTTGATCAATACTTCTACTGCTCCGTAGTCATGTTTTTCTAATAAATCAGCACTTTCAATAATAGCACGTTCTAATGCCTTGTGTTGAGTGAACTTTTCGAATTCGTCCATGAACCAATCCATATGACCATCTTTGAGATCGTCGGGTCGTTTAAGTTCAGTTCTACAGGTGGCATTGACCATTTCATAGTCTGGCAATACATTATAGCCCTTGGCATATTCATTTATGAATTCTGCTGCATCTTGTAGTTTGCGATCAAACAGGCTGTGATCAAAAATACCTTGACATCGAACAAATACTTCTGCATCTGCCAGCATGAGTTCAAGATATAATTTTTGCACTTCGTAATCGTATGTTTTTATCATATATTATATTATACACTCTAGTTGAACACAGGTAAACCATGCAGTTGGGTCCAGCTTTCTGCATCAGCAGCATCATTAACCATAGGCTTGCCTTTGATGTTTAGGCTGGTATTCAACAACATAGGACAACCAGTCTTTGCATACCAAAGCTCTAACAAGGCGCGGAACTGAGGATTATCAGTCTTATTAACCGTCTGCACACGGCTGGTATTGTCTAGATGCACTATGGCCGGAAAAGACTCAGATTTCAAACAAGGCGAAATATATTGCATGTAAGTCGTTGATTCTGTTGGCATTTTAAAGTACTGATTTGCGAATTCTTCTAATATTGCAGGAGCGAAGGGTCTGAACTGCTCACGATGCTTTATCTGGTTAATTGCGACCTTGATTTCCGAACCACGTGGATCGGCTATCAAACTGCGGTTACCCAACGCTCTGGGCCCAAACTCTGCAGGGCCTCGAGCAAGACCACACATCTTGTATTCGAGTAAATGTGTCACGATATCTTCGTTGCTGGAGATATACCCCATGTCATATCCCAAATACGGACCAGTCCATTCTATGTGTTTTTTCTTATGTGCCAATACTGCACCAATACTGCTGCCACTGTCGCCGGGTGCAGGCATGATCCAAACTCGATCAAAATATTTGTAGGCTATGGGATTAGCTGCACAGTTTAGAGCGCAACCGCCCATCAACACTAGATTTCTACTTGAACTAGATCTTACGGCCTGCTGCAACGCTCTCTCAAATGCCATTTCATACACAGCTTGTGTGGCTGCTGCTATATCGTAAAAATCTTGCTGTGTTGTTAATTCAGGTCGCCACCATGTGCATCCACGATGTAGATTTTGTTTGATCCTGTAAACATGCTCATAATCGTCATTGGGTAAACTAACAAAATCATCTAGTAGATCTCTGAGAAATCTTTTTGGATTTCCCAATGCTGCCATGCCCATTAAGATATATTCTTCTTCGTTGGGTTTTAGTCCGCAGCGTTGTGTCATTGCGGAATAAAACAATCCTAGACTATTTGGATATTCTAGACTATACCGTTTATGTAAGTTATTACCAACAGCATCCCATTGTGTTAGGCATTCAAATTCACCAATGGCATCGATTACTAGCACACAGGCATTGTCAAATTCGCTGGTATAATATCCTGCGGCGGCATGTGTTTGATGATGTCCAAAAGTTTTGATTGGTGCTCGAATGTTAAACTTTCTAAGATAATCTTTTACATTATTATTCTGCCATCCTTGCCCGGCAGTGAGCTGTCTTAGGGTTTTTAACCAAGGACGTTCATACCAACACACAAGATCAGGCTCGCCAAACGTTCGTGCATGATCTACTAGTTTTTGATCTAGATCGGCATCGTTTTTTATTCCGCTGAATCTTTCGCTTTCACTAGCGAAAATCAATTTGTCGTCTTCAAACACTGCTAATGCAGCGTTGTGACTAGCGGCAGAAATTCCCCAGGTAATCATTTGTAGATAAAAGGATCACGTTTACGTAGCTCTTTTAATCTACGTTTGAATCTTCGGTGTTCTTGATATCTGTTCCAAGGGTAGAGCAGAAAATCTATAATTTTTTTAAACATTTTCTAACCTTTCTAATTTATGTTCTTGTTGTTTCTTGGCCATGTTAATTTTAATCTGTCCTTGTTGTGCTGTTTTTATTGCATCTACAAGCACAAATAACTTCCCATAACGATATACTGCATCTGCTACATCTTTGACATCGGCATCCCAATTTGGTATAGCCACTGACCAACCAAGTTCTGCTGCACGATCATACAACACCAATCCTGCTCGATCTTGGTCTGGGATCACAATAACTTCTGCACCTAGACTGTTAATTATTCTACTTTGTTGTTCGGCAATCTCGTTGGTAAGAAGGGCTACACCGTCAATGGCCAAGGCATCAAACGGGCCTTCACACACAAATATATACTTCTGATTTTCTTTTTGTTGATCAAAATTGAAAACAAAATGAGGATGCTGATCTGATAGATATTTAGGTTTTCCGGCAGTTACTTTTCTTGCAGTATTACCTACAATACGTCCTTGCCACCTAAAGGGAATAATTACTCTATCAACATATCCTGGTGCGGGACTCCAGTAGAAGTTTTCGCTAGTGGGATCGTATCCTCTACTAACTACATATTCAACAACTTCTACTAACTTTTGCTCTTCTTCAGTAGTTAATTTAGCATCTAGCCATTCTAACAAAGGCATTGCACCCTCTGGTAATTGTTTGTCTGTGAATTCTAGCTTGATTTCCTGGTGTTCTGGGCGGTAATCATCGCCTTCTGTTCTCATGGCTTCGAACACTAGTTCTTTAATAGTGTCTTCGCTGGCGCCTAACCATCTGCACAGCGTTTTCATCTTTTCGCCTATGGTGCTACCAGGTTGCCACCCTGTGGTAAATTTGCAATTGAAACAGTTATAGATTACACCATCACCGTCAAATCTTATGCCGGCACGTTTGCGAGTATCAGGACTATGCCCTCGATGTTGACAGCAGGGTGCATTGAATGATGTCCATCCTGATGGGCTCGATTTAGCACGAGGTGGGAGCAGTGTTCGAAATTTATCAACGACAAGAGTCATACTACAAGTATACTATCTATACAGTATCTTGTCAATGGTTCCAACAGGAATATTAGAGTCATTTAACACAAATGTTTTGACTCCATTATATGAAAGGCCGGTATATGTAAATCCAGTAATGCCGCCGTCTGCATTAACAGCAGAAACCGTGATAGTGAGATCATTGGTTCCCAATTCTCCACCCAATTTATTACCTGTGATGACAATAATATCACCTACATCATAACCTTTGCCAATCTCACCAATAGTAACATTATATGTTAGTAGAAGAGTTTGAGCTATGGTAAATCTTGCGACGCTGGAAATTTCGCCTGGAGTGTGTTTGATTCTAAACCAATTATACTTGCCTGTGACGTTTTTATACTGTTCGGTATCAAGATCCACGGTAGACACTGTGATCCATTTAGTCTCTCTTGGTGTGGCTCCTTGATCGTCTAAACTGGCCTGTATCTCTACTGTGCCTTTGTAATTAGTAGAGTAAAATTGAAATGTGTGAATAGGATAGGCTGGCGATGTTTTAGGACGAGCATCTATAATAGCACTGGTGTAAAATGGTTGAGGATCAGTGGCACCTTGAGTGAAAGGATTGGTATAATTAAATGTGTCTACTATTACACTGTCTGCTACCCCGCCGTATACATCGCCAGTGATTTCTAAGGTGCCTATAGTATCATATTGGCTGTCCATATATAAAGGCATTTTAGAATTTACTATATAGTCTGTGCTGTCTACTGTAGATCGAACTTCTTTGACTATGCTGTAGTTATAGAATCCTGTATTAAGATCCAGCAGTTCGTCGGCAGTAACAATCACAGTGACCTTGCCGGTAGCAAGATCCATAGCAGTGAAGTCTTTTTGTAGCACTAAATCTTTAGTGTCTTGACTGACGAGATTAAATACCAAAGTGCTGCCCGCAATGTTGCTGGCCTTTTGATCACTATTACGAACTTGGATGTCAATGCGATTATCAACACCTCGAAATATTTTTAGATTTCTGTTATACACTCTGCGATACCTCTCAGTTGACCAAGTGTCCGCCGGGGTGGTAAATACATCGAGTTTGTTGACATATAAATAAACAGGATTAAATTGCATACACTAACGGACCTTTAGCAGTATTTATCGAATGAGAATAACAACTAACCTACAAGAAAATTTTCCCTTTATCAGTGTTATAGTGCATGTTAACCATGAATATGTGGGCATCATTATTAACCAAGATGCTCAAGTCACTAGTATGTATGACTATTCTATGATAAAAACAGACGAGGAAAAACAGCGATTTCTAGAACTAGGCGAAGCCTGGTGGTGGGAGTCGAACAGGCAAATTCCTATCAACATTTTCTTGGCCAGAGAAATCATTGAATTTCGATACGTAATTAGAAATTTTTCAACTAAAGATGTCAAACTCATGCACGGTCCCTGCACTAGTTTAAATGACATTATTGTCAAACGAATCAAGCGTAAGTCGATTACTCTAGTTAGAAAGATCGGTTAACTTGTTTTTCTAATAATTTTTTTATATCGGGATTCTTTTTCCAAGGACCTGTTAGAGACCAAATCTTAGAATCTTGCTTTTTAGTTACAAAATTTTCTAAATTGCACAAATTAAAAAAATCGTGTTCTTGAGTTATTAGTTCCGACATGCAGACCTGATCTAATCCATACATATTCGCTCTTTGCAGTTTTTCCATATTTTCGGTAATAGTTTCAAACGGAATATGTTGAATTTTTTCGTTGTATAAATTTACAATATTTTTTATAAAGTTTTTTCTTTTGTCAGTAACATAAAGAAAATTAGCTCCGGTTTTCTTCCACAAAGTATCATACTGTGGATAATATAGAATACCCAACTCTACGCTATTGTCAAAATTTATTCTTTCATTAAAAATAATATCTGCGTCTACTATGTATGCTTTAGAAATTAAATTTTGTTCGAACAATAGATTAGAAATAAAATATCTCGAACAAAAATAATAACTTTTTAGTTTATAAAAATTAATATTTGTAGTTGTTAACTTCTCTTTACTAATTGAAAGATCGATTGATAATTTTAAATTTTTAATTTGCTCAAGTAGTAAATCGGAAGGATTTATTAAATGTAAATGAACGTCGTGACCGTGATTGTCGCAAGAAAATAAATTATAAATTCCATAATTTATAAAATAATTCTCATCACATTGAAAAATTACTTTTTCTCTACCGTTTGGTCTAGAAATTAATTCTACATCTTGAAAAAACATTAACTATACCCGTAACTGATCTGCTCACAGATCAAATTCATCTGCACCACAATAGCTACAGCATAGGCAGTGGCATGCGATTGTTTGAAGAAATATTCTTCATTGTCGGGTTTCGTCCAAACTTCCGTCATCACCGTGGTCCATTCTTTCCCAATCAGATAACGTTTCGCTGGTCGGATCATCGCTAAAACGGCTGCTAGTTGTTCGATAGATTTTGGTTCCATCTTTCTTAGTATAGATCCATGACCGTTCACATGAAACAGATTCTGGATAAACTCTTCGTCTTGTAGTAGATCCCATAATGGCTCAGTCTCCATGAGTTGAATAAGGTGCGCCTCATCTCGAACACCTTTGTAAATGCCAACATTTAAAAAATCAATCTTGAAATATTCTTCGGCTGCTGCATGATCGTATGGTATACTGCACACAGCTTTCTCAGCATTCATTGGAACACTATGTAAATACACACCGGTGTTGTGTTTGGTCAGAGTTTCGTTGTCAACACGGCTGGCTGGCACATGCTTGAATAACTTTAGAGCATGGGCTCTGTCTACAAAGTCTATGTCGATATCAGGCATTGTTTTTGATCTCTGCGGGTGGAGTCCATGTAGCATAGTCTATCTTCTTCCACTGTCTAGGCCCGGGTGTGGTGTAAGGAGTATATATCTCGCCAGTCTCTCTATCAACCAACAACCATTTCTCTGGGCATTTAGTTGTAATTGTTAATTCTACTGCCGTATTGTATTCTTGAACTGTGGTTCCGTCTATGAGTTGTCTTGACATTACTGCATCCTTGTTGTTTCGAATAGCAACAACGGAAGTGTCTCTGCTAAAAATGCTGCATATTCTTCTGCAGATTCTTCATCTGCAAAGTTTGAAAATTTAACATATACACAGTGTTCACTATCTTCTTCTGTAGTCATTACTTCTATATCTATGTCATCACTAGAAATTAATTCTTGTTTGTTTTCTTCAGTCACAGTATTTTGGCCTCCTTGATGACATCTTTTACTAATTCATGATCTGCTGGCAGAGCTTTAAATCTACGCAACCAAAACTGAGGATCTATCATAGGCCCGATGATTTCTAATTGTTCATCGTTCATGCGGGTCAACATTTCTTTGCCTGATCGAGTATTCAATATCATCCAAGGACTTACTAATCCTTCTTTGATATCATGAGTGGCTCTGTTTAGATTTACATAGGCAAAATAATGTTCCCATGCTGCAGAGTTTGATTCCGCCCATGACATCATGGTCATGATACTGCGTTGTATGGCACCATCAGCAGGCTCTACTTTGATTAAATCTGCGATATAGCTTTGATACAATTCATCTCTGCACCAATGATCTAGTTTAACTCCGCTCTTGACCACGTAGTCTACAAATCGCTCAGGATATATAGGCGCTGTATTAACCAAGAAACTGCCAAATTTCACAAAGGCTGTATAGAAACTAGAAGTGGCAAACTCTTCAAAGGTCTTGGGCTGTTGTGCTTTTTGTGTGAGCTGATAGAATCTTTGGAATGTCAACAATCCCATTAGCACATGTTTTTCATTGCGGCTAAGATGGCGACGCTTTTGTTCACAAATATGCACTACCAAAGTTTTTTCTTTGGCAAATAATTTATTGCAATGTTCGCACTTAAAATTTAATTGCATTGACTTCTTTTTTGTCCCATCCAAGGGTTTGACAATAGTCTTTGATTTCTCGATCTGTAGTGATGGCTGCAAGTGTAGCAATGTCTGCCCTTTTCATAGTTGGAAATATCGTGGCAAGAAATTCTTCTTTCCTGTTCTTTTCTTTTTTCAGAGGAATCCATTCATGAAACTGTTTGGCTTTAGATTCGTGACTGCAAGCCACTAATGTCAGCCATTGCAGTTTAGGGTGTTGGCTAATGTTGGCCCAGTTTTTGTTGTAGTATTGATTTACAGTGAGCAGATAGTGTTCTTGTATTTCTCTATCAGAGCCCGATACACTGCTGATATATCTGTTGAGATTCCACAGATCTCCTTTGATTTCTTTTCGGCCTTCTTCTGTGGCAGCGTCCCAGAGTTCTTTGATTCCCTGATCAACACAGGGTATGATATCTTTGAATAGATCTACGTGTTTATTTTTGGCCATGGTCTTTGCTCAAGTGATACAATATTTTAACACGTTCTAGGGCTTCTTGTAAAGTGGGATTCGTCCGAGATTCTCTTAAAATATCTTTCCAAGTATTTTCTAACTCATAATTGATGGTTATATTTTCGTTAAATGGGTCGATATATTTTCCAATCATCGTTCGTTCTAATTTACCAACTTCTCTGGCATAGATTTCTTCGCCGTTGCGTTCGTAGATATATGTAGCACTTGGTGTTAATTTTCCCATTTTATTTCCTAATCTATAAATTTTAACACAAATTTCGAACCCTGCTAACCTTTTTATACCTGCGAATTATAAAAATTTAATAAGTTTACATACTGTTCGTTTTCATGTTTTCTAGATCCTTTAGCAGTCCATATCATTCGTTCGGGGGTCATTTTTGTACCGGTCCATTCAGAACTTAATCGAGGTATTGATTTTTCTATCATCATAGCATCTAATATATCTTGATCTAAAAACCAATAAATGTTTCCTTGTTTGAAACTTTCTTGTAATCTAGTGCTATAAGTATTTCTAAAATCATCATCTCCAAACGATATTGCACTGGCTAACGATTTGCCACCTTTTCTAATAGTAATTTTACTAATGTTAGTTGCCTCTAAAAATTTAATTAATGGAATTGTTTTATTGGCAATCACATCACAATCAAAACTTATAATTTTTGCAGCTGGATCAAATATTTCCGGAATTCGTATAAATCGAATGCAGGCACATAGGGTATTAAATTCTTTATCATCAACATCTAGTAATTCGTTGGTGTAACTTATATTTTTTTGAGAACACCATTCTAGTTGTTTGTCTGTTGGATTATACAAGTGAACATGAACTTTTGCCCACGGCGCATGTTGTAGTAAACTTAAGGCCAGTGCTTTACCATATAGATCAAAATATTTTGAATCTGCCGCAAAATAAAAAAAGTTACCCGTTAATCGAGCCGGTATATTCAAAGAAGGAAGAATCATAGATTTTTTAATTCAATAAGCATTTGATCGTAATCGGAAATATTAAACTCTAATAATTTACGTGTGTCAATTAAGATTTTGTTTACGGGCTTTGGACCTTGTGTTTGTATAATGGTTTTGTTAAGAGCAAATATATCGTTTATTTTACACAACAAGTCATATTTGTTAATCTTATTATCATTGTTAACAAGATGATACACTCCCGTAATTACCGGAGTTTGCATGTATTGATCAATGCATTTTGCCAACTGTAAGGTAGTGATGCCGTTCCACCAAGCATTGTTCCATCCTTGCAATTCACTTGCAGAATTATTGACAATCCAATTAAAGAGTCCTGTGCCATTTGATTTTATTTCAGGTCCGATGATACTCATTCTAAAAGTAACGTCTTTATCGTTGTTAATTTCACCTAGAGATTTCGACTTGCCATACAAGTTAGTTTCGGTGTGTGTATCTAATTCAACATAGTTTCCTTTCTTGCCATCAAACACACAATCAGTTGATAAGTGAACCACTCGTGTTTTGCTTTTTAAAAAGGTATGTTCTAAAAAGTGTGGAAACCAACCATTGATCAATGCAGCACGATCCGGACGATCGTTACTATCTTTAACTAACAATCCCACACAATTGATCACAAAGTCAAAAATATTTGTAACTTCACCGAGGCGTTGTATTTCTGCAAAATTCTCAACATCTATAATAAGATCTGCATTAGATCTTGCCAGTGTGCTTACATCGTGGCCTTGTTGTTTGAGATATCGAGTGATAACATGACCGGCCATACCGTTACTGCCAACTACTAAGATTTTCATATAAAATTGCCTTTCTTAAGCATTTCTTTAATGGCATTGCGTTGCATAATAAATGTTTTAGAACTAAACTCTTCTTCTGAAAACTTCTCTAAGCTGCTATACTTGTCTATTAATGTTTGTTTAGGATTAAATGGTAGTATCACAAAATATGCATCGTCATATTTGTATGACATTACTGCTTCGTGTTTTGATATCAGCATCTCATCTAATTTTTCACCGGGTTTACTCCCCATCTCTGTAATTTCTGCATCGCCGTAGACATCTATCAAAATGTCTGCGATATCTTTGATGTATGCCGCTGGCATATTCATTACAAATGTTTCACCACCTATACTTTCTTCGGCAGCTTTAAATAGTAAACCAATAGCTTCTTCGAGTGTTAAGAAGAATCGAGTCATTCTTAGATCAGTGATAGTAACCGGTCCACCGTTACGGATCTGTTCTATAAAGTATGGAATAACACTGCCATTAGATCCCATAACATTGCCTCCACGTACACAGACAAATCTAGTATGATCGGTTAGATCGTTGGCTTGAATAATCAACTTTTCACCCACAGCTTTAGTCATTCCGTATAAGTTCAATGGCTCAACTGCCTTGTCGGTGGATACATCGATGACTTTTTTAACACGATTTTCAATCGCAGCATTAACAACATTTGTTGTACCTATTACATTTGTTTTAATAGCTTCCTGAGGTTGATCTTCGCAGATAGGTACGTGTTTAAGAGCAGCCATGTGAAAAATATAATCAACATTCTTAGTAGCAAACTTAACTGCTTCGTAGTCTCTAACATCTCCTATGATGTATTTGATATTGAGATTTTTAAACTTACGTTGCATTAATACCTGCTGAAGTTCACCTCTTGAAAAAATAATAATTTCTTTAGGGTTGTGTTTTTCAAGCATTAATCGAGTCAGTGTTTGCCCCCACGAGCCAGTGCCGCCTGTAATTAAAATTCGTGCGTTGTCAAAAATACTATCATTCATATTTTACTCCGATGTCATCTGGGTTGTGGAATAATGCTCTATGTTTGTTATCCAAAGATTCCACTTCCTCTGCAGGTCTTGTATTTGTATAGTAATACAAAATTAATGATCTACGACTTCTATCTTCGGGGCATTTTAACGGAGTAGGATGACCGTGAAAACTAAAATCGTCAGTTCTAAATACAACCAGTCTGTTAAGTAATGGACTAATTTTATCAACGCATACTCCTGGTTTGTTGTCGGGGGTTCTAGACCACATTTCTAAATGGCCTCCCCATTCTTCTTGCCAATTATCGTTTAAGTATAGGATAACATTTAATCTTCTGTGTACTCCCATTAGATCGTGCCAGTTGCCGTCTGCGTGTACTGCTAGTGTGCCGCCTGTATTGATCTGGTTAAATCCGCCGCCTGTTAGATAGGGATCAGGAATAAGCCCATTAATTCCAGTTAGCTTAGATAAGAATCTTAAAAATGTTCCACCATTTAAAAAATTAATTAAATCCAATGTGTTAGCAGGAACATCACTATCGTCTTTCCAATCACTACGCCATTTAATTTGAATCTTATCGTGATTACGCTTGTCCCAACTTTCAAAATTTTCATTGTTGAAGTCAGTTAGTGTTTCATTAATAACTTTTTCTGTAAAAAAATCATCTATAGCAATATAGTTAAACGGTTGCTTAGATTGAAATTCGTTAGAAAGATCTTCTAGATCAAATTTGTCAAATTCTACATATTTCTTTTTCATCAATTGTCCTTAGTTCGACAGTAGTATGTTAACAACTACGTCTGATACATTATTTTGATTGTACTCTTCAGGTATTTTCCAGTTCCTGTCAGCTGACTTCATTCTGTTAAAGCAGGCAACAATATTTTCTTTATCCAAGCCGCTAATTACGTTAGAGCCGCACCAAACTGTTTCTGGTCTTTCTGTTGTATCTCTAATGGTAATTGTTGGTATACCGAATAAACACATTTCTTCTTGAACCGTTCCTGAATCGCTAATTGCCATATGTGCATTTTTTTCTAAGTTGACAAAATCAAAAAACCCCAAAGGTTCCGTTATTATAATGTTTGGATTATCAACTAAAATATTAAACTTTGCTAATTTTTGTTTGGTTCTAGGATGACAACTAAACACTATCTTATATTCTTTAGATATTTCTTCAAAACTTTCAAAAATATTAATCAACCGATCGTTAACATCAACATTTTCTGCTCGATGCGCTGTGGCTATAATGTAGTTATTTTTTTCAAGATTAAGTGCTGATAATATAGGAGAACTGTCTATTTCATTTGCATAAAAATCTATTACTTCTTTAATTGGATTCCCCGTGACAAATACTTTGTTGTTTGCAGCACCTTCACGCAATAAATTTTGACGGCTTAACTCAGTATAAGGTAAATTTATACTAGACACGGCATCAATAATTTTTCTATTCTTTTCTTCAGGAACTTTAAGATCATAACAACGATTGCCAGCTTCCATATGATAGACCGGAATGCCTAATCTTTCACATATAATTGCTGCTAGGCCTGAATTGGTGTCGCCCAATATCAAAACTTTATCAGGCTTAAATTCGTTTACAAATTTTTCAACACCTACAAATGTATTACCAATTTGTTCTGCAAAGGATACAGATTTATTGTCAATTACATAATCTGGGTTTCTTAAACTCAATTCTTTGAAGAATACATCATTTAAATTTTTATCATAATTTTGACCGGTATGCAATATTTTATGATCAACAATGTTATCAAGTTTAGGAATAATTCTAGATAGTCTTATAATCTCAGGTCTTGTTCCTAAAATTGTTAGAACCTTAGTCATTTGGAAATACCCCAACAAAATAATGGCAAAGACTAGGTAAGTCTAATGGTGTCCAGTCTGTAAAATCTTCTTTATGCCAAAGACTTTTATGTATGTCAAAAGTATTACCATAGCACCATAATCTTGGATCATTTACATTTTTATGATTATCATCCCAAATTTCTTCTAACGGAGTCAATAATACAATTTTTTTAGTGGTAAGAGTTTTCACAGAATCTAAAAGACGAATGCCTGCATCTTTATCAAGGTGTTCGATAAAATCTATCATTAAAACATAATCAAATTTCTCACCGCCTAATAAGGTGTTTAGATCAACAGTTTCTAGGTCTGCTACAAAATCTGGATTCACTGACTCCCATGCATCAATTGTGATAATTTTGCTACATCTGTCTTTAAATGGATCTGAATATAATTTCGGACCGCATCCGAGATCTAAAATAGAATCTCCTTCTTTAACAACGGAGTGTAGATATCTCATTAGCTCGTCGTTCGATGAAGCTCGTTTTCCGTTTATATTGTGTTTCATTTAATATTGTCCTTATTATTAGCTCTAATAGTGGGGGGAACAGATGCTTGCAATTTGGCAAGTAATTGTTGATTATTAACAGTTGCTGGCGGCGCCAGCGGGTTATTATACATTTTAGGGTGCCATTGATGTATAACATACGGTGCTTCAACAAACGTTACATTTAATTTTTTATTTTTAATTCTTTGTAAAAATTCGTCGTCATCATAACTATGACCGAAAGCAAATTCTTCGTCAAAACCATTTAATTCACACAAGTTCTTCCTAGTAATTGCCGAGGTATAGTGATATCCCACTGGATGGTGAACACTATGATTAACCCATTTTGTTTTACTAGATTTTGTTCCGCCTACATCTATTGTACCGCCTTGATGTAGAATTCTTACATCGCCTTTGTTACATGCCCAGCAATGAAAGGTTAGATAATTGTCATCAGTTAATGTTTGATTCACATATGAGATTACATCGCCTTGATGACAGCACTCTGGATTTTGAATAATAATTTTGTCACCAGAACTTTCACGGAATCCAACATTATACGGCACACAGGGATTAAACCAAGTCTTAGATCCTCGATCTGACATTTTAATTATTTTAATATTCAGCGACGGAAATTCACTAGGAACAGTATCTAAACTGTTTTCTAAATTGCTAAAATCATCTACAATTATTACTTCAAAGTCTTTTTCCCGACTTTGAATAAATGTTTTTAGAGTATGTCTTAATAATTCTAATCGATTATAATATGCCATTACTATTGATATCATGATAGTTTTACCTCAGCCATTATATATTTGTTTCGTTGATTAATCACATTAACAATTTCTACGCCGTCTTCTTGCTCGGGCATATTAGTCTTTTTGTATATCACTCGCAAATCCATTATAATTCTCGTATTTGCATGTGAATGTTTTAATATCAAATCTTTATAAGTGTTTACAGGATAGTGAAAACCACAAGACACCCACGACGTAATCAAATCAAATTTAACATCTTCTGGAATATTAATATTATTGCAATCAATTAAATGATATTTTTTAGTGCCTAATTTTTTTAATTCTGCGTCTACCTCTGACAATGGATGATAGAATAAGAAATCGTTAGCTGTCTTATTATATTTTCCAGTTGATGCTTCGGGAGATTTAGAGTCGTTATCTTTAGTATCGCCGTCTAACAACCACAGCTCGGAATTATATTTTTCATTGAACATTCTCGATTCCCAAGCAAGCCCGCAGCCAATATCTAAAATCTTCATTGGTGCGCTGCCTAAGAATTTATCTAGAATTTCAAAATTTTCTTTCTTGTGGCTTTGATATAATTCTGTTTCCCAGAGCCCGCCACTGCCTAACCACTGTTTTGTCATTTTGAATACCCCACAGTTTCACGCTCAATGTCATCGTGATCAAATTCTGCCCAATATAATTCAAATGCTACACAGTCTGTGACTGCTTCAAATTGATGATATTCGCCCGGAGCAACCTTTGTATATTCGCCTGCCTTTAACAAAGTTTCGTCTACGAGATCATAATTGCCTTTCCATACACGAATAATCATTTCACCGGACTCGACAAAGAATCCATTCCACTTGTATTTGTGTTTATGCTTAGAACATACTCCACCGGCGTTGGCTTCAATACGATGAAATTCTAATACACCGTTGGCTTCTAACAATTCTGTCTGTCCCCATACTTTTCCTGCTTTCATGCTATCTCCTTAATGTGTGTATTTAATCAGATCAATTTATGTAATTGCAAAACTTCGCTTTGTCTTGAAACTTCTTTGACAAAGAACACGCAAGGTGGATTGACCTCCTCGCTGAGCGGCACAGTTAATAATTGTCCGTTTTTCATCTTAGGAAAATACCAACGCACATCCTGATAGATATTAACAATTTCTATAGGCATATATTCTGCTCTAAAGCCTTTGATCGGATTAAACACTAGTGCGTCAAATCCACGCTCATTGATACTAGTCAACGGTAACACTTCGGGATCAAGCCCACAATCTTTGTCACCTACTACCATGCACCAATCCAAAGGCATTTGCACTTCATAGCCTCCTATGTTCAGCACTATAGCCGGTGAATTAAACGATTCTAAAAATATCAAAGGCATGAAATAAAAATCTGGATCCTGTGGATTTGAATTATCCAGCACCGAAAATCTTGTATCTTCGTCTACTTGATCCGGCAATTCGTTTAGATCAAATGCTTCATTGTTTAGTGTGAGTATTCTCATTTTAATTTTCCTAGTATTACGTTTCGGTGATCAGCATCCCATGCTAAAATGTCATAGTTAAAATTGATCTTACAGAAATCAATTGCTCTAGTATCACTGTTTTCTTGTTCTACAACCAACAGAGGATTGTATTTTTTAATGGTGTTAACTGCACCTTGTAAAACATTTAATTCGTATCCGTCTACATCAATTTTAATATAATCAATATCTGAAAAATTAAATTCATCTATAGTGTATAGCTGTTCATCATACCACTTTTCTTGCGGTACTTTTCCAGCAGTTATACTTCCACCACCGCTTACCTTTATAATTTTATGTTCTTCACCCAACGCACATTTAAAATGTGTAATTTTAGATAGGTCAACATTTTTATGAAATAATTTTCTTCTTCGATAATCAAAACAAAAAACATGATTAAAATCTTTGTGAAGATATCTTGTATATTCGCCGTCTCTACAACCAACATCTATAGCATTTCTTTTTTCTGTAATAAAAGGAAGACTAGCTACCCACGTTTTTTTACAATGGTGATTAGGGAATTCTTGTGTGCCATCTGGGCTAAAGAAAAAATCAGTATCGTAAAAATCCCAGTTAAATGTGTTTTCAGAAAACTGAGTAGGTTCAAGAGGATGTATCATATATTAACCTTGGTAATGGTAAAGGGGTATTTGGCCTCTTTATAAAACTTTTTTCTTTCTGTTAGGTGCCGCTTGGCATATTTGCAGGTGCTGGTAATATCCCAGATCTCTACGTGATCTTTGTCTTCTGCTTTTCTAATGCCTCGCCCAATGCTTTGTATAACACGGACAAAGCTCTTTCCGGGTTCAAGAAGAACCAAATTAAAAATACGTGGAATATTAATACCCACAGCGGCCACACCATAAGTCGCCAAAATAATCTTGCCATCACTTGTTTTAATTTCATCATATTCTTCCTTGCGATCATCGAGTTTCATACCGCCGCTGACAAACACTGCCTCTGGTATTAAGTCAATTAATTTTTTTCCTGTATCGATTCTGTTAATTAACACCAGAGTATTACCGGTAGCAGATAACGCAGTGATCTTACCGGCGATCCATTGTAGCCGATTATCGTCTGTGACAAGAAATGAGTATTCGTCCTGGAATGAATTAAACACCTGCACATCTGTGGTCTGTAACACATTGATATTCAATTGTGCTAACACACCTTTTTCCTGTAAATCATACGCAGATACTTGATTTATCACAGGACCTATACTGGCCAATATACCTTGAAACTCCCACTGTTCTTTAGGCACAGTTCCGGTGAGTCCCCAGCGTATGGCACAGTTACGAAAGTTTTGTGTCAGTAGTTTGGTCAATACTTCTGCCTTGGCTTGATGCACTTCGTCAACAATGATCGCGCAGACTCCTTCACAGAATTCTGCCAATGTCATGGTGTCGTTGTCATAGCTTTTCTTGTCTAACACATTCAAACTTTGCCAGGTGCATATGGTATGTGTCTTACCTAATTCTTTTCTATCTCCGAAGTAAACACCAACATCCAGGCCTAGGTTCTTGTAATCTTCTTCAGTTTGAACCACCAACGATTTATTAGGAACAACTACCATTGTGCGACCATAAGGTTCGCATAGATGGCTTAAAGTTGCTGTGGTAATTGTTTTTCCAGCACCAGTGGCTACTTCTTGCAAGGCCTGAGGATTCTCTAAAAACTTGTTGATTACCTCATACTGATAGTCTCTTAGAACAATAGGTTCTCCTGCCTGTTGATGTCCTTTGGGCCAGACTTTGCCTTTGTCGGCCCAGTAATTTTCATCGATAGCAGCAAATTTTAATTCCTGATGCGGTCTAAGATCTTCGACTTCGATGTCATAACCTTCATCATCAATTACTGCTAGAATCACATCAAGGTGTGCAAGATATCCACTGCCGCCAATGTTAAAATAAGTTTTAGTTCCGTCCCAACGTCCTAGTTTATAGGCCGGCATGTGTCGGGCATAAGGTAAATCGAACTTTAATTTATTGACAATTTTCCGTCGTGTTTCAACTCGTAGCCCTTCTACCTTGATGTTTACTTCGTCTTTGATTGTTAACTTACAGTTCAACAATTTTTTGTCCTTTGGTTTCTGTTGGTCTAGTATCACCAAGATATATCACACAGGGATGACACATAAACCAATCCCGTGCCATGGTATTTGTTGGTGGGAAAATGTTATTTGTTACTACTAGTGTAACATCATTGCTTGTCTTAAACAACCACTTAGCCGGCTTTGATTCAAAAATTAATATCCTACCAGTTTCGACTTTGCCGCCAACTCCTGCAACCTTGATCCAGTCATTCAGCCCAGTAGTGGATTCTTTGTTTTCTCTAAAACACACCTTGATTTCTTCACGATCAACTCCACTTTTTTCAGCATCGGCTACAAAACTTTGCAGCCACGGCAATGTGGCGCTGCTTCGATCTAGCAATATACATATTTGTCCGGAAAAAGATTTAGATAACTCAAAAAAATCTTGATTGGTTTTCAACCAGAAGCTGTTTTCTTGGCTGGCTGCGATTTTTTCCACTAAAGTATGTGGTTTTTCTTGGTATAAAAACCCCATACTTTTAGCTAATAACAAATCTTTGCTGATGTTACTAGTTTTATTACTTTGCCACCACTCCGCTGTTTCGTCACTGGCGTTTTTCAATTGAACGCCATTTATATCAACTTCGCTGTAAGGTGTAGCATCCTCAGAATTTTGCCAAATTTCTTCTACATCCGACAACACGTTCATAAAAGTATCGTCAATTTCAAAATTATGCTTACAGACAAATTCATATAATGTGATTAAGTTATACTGATACAAATCTAAGCGTCTTACCTTATCATCGGGATCCCAAAAGCTGTAAGCGTAAAGAGTTTCTCGACGTTCAATCTCATCTTCAAATTCTTTTTTCAGCTGATACGGAAATTTTAGACAAATTTCCAGTTTGTTTTCACGCAGTTCTACATATATTTTTTTACTGAGATCCAACACTCTAAACGGCTTGCGCCATTTGAGATCTTGTAGTTGCGACCTATAATCAAAACCTGCCTGAGCAGATACAATCTTGTATTTTTCCAATAATTTTATGAGAAAATTCGCCTGATTTTTGGTCAGCTCACCGCTGTTGATAATTTTTTCATGAAAACTTGAGATGGGTGAAAAATCTTGACCTTGTATGGAGATTTTTTGTTGAGCAACAAGTTTATAAAACTCAACAAATATGTCTTCGGCAAATTCTGATGGTAACATTATTCAAGTATACAGCCTTGATTTCTGGTTGTCAACTGAATAATCTAGAAATTGGTATGCCTTGACGTATTTCGTCCACGGTCCACTCGGTGTGACATAGTTTTAAAAACCATTCAGTTCTGTCTGGCACATAGGGACTGTCTAATTCTGACCATTTGATGCTGAGATCTGCAGCTAGACTAGACGAATCACACATTATAGGAACACCATTTATGGCTGCTTGAATAGCTGGTCCGCTGTTATGGTTGATCACGCAATGATAATTGTAAAAAATATCAAAACTGTCATAGGTATCGGGTATAAGCACGGGTCTTTCTACCTCCACCCCAGATTGCTTGAACGGAAATGCTGACCGAGGATGATATCTCACACGGATTCTTCTATGAGTATGTTGTTTTATTTTTCCAATGGTGTCTGCTACCCAGTCTTTCATGGCAGGCATTCCTTGCCATTGTAGACTTTCTTGATGTTGGCAGGCTATTAATATTTCGCCACGACGTGTGGTGGCAATTGGCTGCAATTTAACACCTAATTTTTCAGGTCTAGTTGGATCGAGATTGATATCGTTGCCGAATCTGCCAAGATTGTTGATATGGTCGAGACTGATGCGCCAAGTTTCGCCTCTTTTCAGATTTCCTACTTCTATGATCATCACAGATTTGCCTGATTGTCGACACTGTTCGTAGATTGTTTTATTTGAACGCATTCTACCGGCCCATAGCACAGACCAAATCACAGACACGTCTTCGTTGTCATGCACAATGGTATGCCCTAGTTGTTTTAAACCTTGTTCTAGAGCGTCAAACACAGGAGGACTGTTTAACGCACCGTATTCTCGATATAATTTGAAGCGCATAATGTTGATAAATAATCTACGTAGTTAATACTGCCATATATTTATAGATCATGAATAAGATTAAAAAAAGACTGAGTAAATTGTCAAAAAACGCAGACAATGCGTTGGTAATTGGTGCCGCATTTGGTCAATTAGAACAACTGTTAGACTTATATTCAACAATTTTTGTTGTGAACGAAGACAACACAGAACTAAAAGCAAAAAATCTCATTTATAGACAAAGCATTGACAGATTAGATAGCATTGTAAATGTCAGGGCAGTATTTTTTGACATCAAACACATCTCTAAATTAGAAAGTCTGCAAACATTTTGGAAGAAAAATAATTCGTTGATATTCATTGAAGGCGGCGACGCTTTGCCTAGGGATCTATCAACGCCGTTATACGATTCAGGGTGGCGATGCACCAGTCTCCAAGGAGCATTTCACGTATGGGAAAAACAACAATGAAAATAGCAGTA